ACCATCACCAACCCAAATATAGACATTCAGGGTGCCAACCGTTCGGGTGCCTCGATTCAGGGGGTTGTTACTTTTAACTTGGCTTCTTCGAGTGCCCGTGTCTACGGTGTTCAGTTCTTGAACAACGTTGTTCAAAGCGGTGCAGGTGGCGTTTATATCCAGTCCAGCACACATAGTGCCGGGACCACAATCACTAAGAGTGGAAGCGGTTACCTGGAAATCGATGACGCTGCTGCCGACAATGCCCTCATTAACGTAACTGGAGCTGGTTACGTCAATGTGTTCAACACTCGCATTGGCCCCGTAACCGTTAACAACGCATCTGCTGTTGTAACACTGCAGGACGTTTCTCAGTCTGTTGCTCCCACTGTAACTCTGGGTACTTTCCTTGCCAACGCTTCCAGCATCTTCTCAACCACGGAGAGCGGTAACGCACTCACTGCGTCCGCTTCTTCCGCCGTTTACCTCCGGAACACCAACTTCTACACCCCTTCTGGTGCCCCCGCCCGCGTAAGTCTCGCGGGTAACTACAGTTTCAACGACGTTGTTGTTGACCGCGCCAACTCCACCCTCGGCACCAACCTGGGTTCCATCGCTCGCTTCGACGCTCTCGACACCTTCGGTCCGTTCTACGCCAACGGTTCCGCTGGTACTTCCGGTCAGGTTCTGGTCTCAGGTGGCTCGAGTTCTGCTCCGACTTGGGGCACTCCCGCCGCCGCAACACCGACCGTCGCTGGATCCGTCCTAGGTCTGACTGACGCAACTAATGCCGCACTGGGTTGTAACGCTCTGCTTTCCAACACCACGGGCACCGACAACGTTGCCATCGGTCTCAACGCAGGTTGCTCTAACGTTGGCGGAGCAGGAAACATCTTCATCGGTCAAAATGCAGGTGTTGCTACAGTAGGCGGCTACAATACAATTATCGGTGCGATTGCACTGTGTGCTGCCGGAACGACTCCCAACTCTGTAACAGCCCTGGGAGCAGGAGCTCTGCGGGCAGCTACTGGCATGGGCGGATCTTGCTCCGCTGCTCTTGGTGTAAACGCAGGTTGCGCCCTTACGGATGGGTGCTGGAATACATTCGTCGGCCCCTGGTCTGGACGCAACATTACATCCGGAAGTTGCAACGTTACCCTCGGCGCCAACGTAACGGTCTGTATCCCCACAGGCAGTTGCCAGTTAGCAATCGGTTTCAACAATACTTGCAACTGGTTGACTGGTACCCCCACCAAAGCCATTAAACCTGGCGCCGGCATCATCGACTGTGCTAACTCTTGCGGTATCGCCGGCCAAGTTCTGATGAGCAACGGCGCCAATGCCATCTGCTGGGGCGCGGCTGGCGGTCCTGCTGCCACTCCCACAGTTTCTGGCACCGTTTTCGGTTGCACTGCTAACGACACCGATCAAAACAACACATTCATTGGTCAAAATGCCGGCCTCGGGAGCACTAGCGAGTCCTATTCAAACACCGCAGTAGGTGTTGATGCCATGAGGTGCGATTCCACCTCCTTCAATAACTCGGCATTTGGTTGGTGCTCTATGCGGAATATCACCGAGGGTGGCAACAACGTTGGGTTTGGAAGCAGCACACTCAGGGCGTTGACAATAGGAAACAACAACGTCGCGGTGGGGACTAACTCATTGACCGCAGTTACCACCGGCGCAGCCAACGTTGCTGTAGGTCGAACTGCCCTTAGAGATACAACCGGAAGCTTCAACGTTGCGGTAGGCAATAACTCCCTTAACGTCCTTGTTGCTGGATCGTGCAACGTTGCCATTGGGTCAAGCGCTGGCGTTTCCCTTACGGAGGGGTCGTTCAACGTTCTTATTGGCAACTCTGTAAACCCCTCTGGCAGCACTGCCAACTGCTGTCTGATGATCGGTTACGCAAGTGGGTGCAACTGGTTGACGGGCGACAGCAACAAGCACATTCGACCCGGTGCTGGTATCCGCGACACTGCCGGTAATCTCGGAACAAACGGTCAGGTCTTAACTTCGACCGGTACTGCCGTCCAATGGCAGAACCTTCCCAGTATTCCGGCGATTCGGTCGAACACTGTAAATTACACTACCTCGTCCACCCCGTTCGGCGCTGTTACCATTTGCTACAACAATGCCATCAATGACACTACAGGTTGGTACAACGGTTCGACCGGCGTTTTCCAACCAAATATCGCAGGATACTATCAGCTTAATGCCTCGGCAAGGATTTTTACGGGGACTGGTACAGAGGTTGGAATGTGGTTCTCATGTAATGGCAACCTTTTCTCAGGGAATGGTGGTTTCTCAATGACGCAAGGGAGCATTAGCTCGCTTGTTTACATGAACGGCACCACGGACGCCCTTTGCGTTCAAATGTTTAGTTCAGTTACTTCGTGCACCATTAGCTGGAATGTCCTTAACCGCTTCTCTGCTCAACTTACGGCACTCGCCTAATTGCTACGGGGGACTTCGGTCCCCCTTTCTTTTGCGTAGGCGGGTAAAACCACATTAACTAAGGTCGATGAAAATTGGAACTTAATACAATATCGCGCATCGAGCAATACATGGTGGACGCTTTAATCGCGTCCCCGTTGATTCCGATTAGCGTGAATGTCTTGCGCTTGGCGGATGCTATCGACAATGAGGGCGTAGTTCAACAAACTAACAACATCGTAGTGCGATACACGGGAAGCACGGATAACGTAAAAAACCGTATTCCGATGGTGTTTGAACGGCAAATGCAGTTTGAACTTAACTTCTCAACGCAATCCTATCTAACTTCATCCGGTCACGACTTCGCAACGCAACTTCTTGCTGGTGCATTCATTACCCTTAACGGATCTGTCCCTAGCGGTGCTTATGTTCAGGTTACCGAACCCTTCACCTGTCAACGCGAGCAGTTCACAGGGTTGACCGAGGAGAGTCAGTACACCTACTCTCAGCAGTATGTCGTAACTGTTGAAGAGTCTCTTCCTTACATTGCTCTTGACCCTTGTGTTCAACGAGGTGATTGCCGTCAGTTATTTCCCAACCACAACGTTGAGGCAAAAATGCCTTTAGGGGGGGTGTTGGAGGAGTCCACCGGGGAGATTTACGTTCCGTGGTACTCCGGGGATAAGACACCCGGGGAAGACTACGATGCATGTTACGGCATTCGGTGGTCGAACGAGTTAACCCAGGACGGCGACTGGGTGTTTATCTGTGATCCAGAGACTATCTTCATTGAACGACCCTTAGAGAAGCCGATTTACATTCTAACAACTCGCAGCTTCACTGAGGATGGGCGATTAGTCGTCACAATCTTTGACTCGGTGACAAACGAACCGCTAGAGACTGTGTTTTACTGCCCAACCGGTAAAAAACTCGCACGATACGCTATTGAACTTTGGCGTAACACTATAGAAGGGTCTTCCACGAACGGTGGCGTCGCAAGTAACGCCGTGAAGGACACCGCCTGGTTCCAAGGATTCAACGCGGGCGAGTACGCTGTTGTAACTGGCGGGTATCAATTTCTGTACACCGACCCTCTCAACCCCGACGGCAAGCAACTTTCCCTTGACGGTGGTGGAATCATCGGAGTCCAGATGCAAACCTTTATTCAAACACCGAAGGGTCGGTTCTACTTCGTCGCTCAATCTCCTCAAGGAAGAGGGTGGATGCTGGAGGGTTCGTTCGAACTCGCCGAACTCACTTCACTGTGGCGTCTGGGTTGCATCCCTTGTACAGGTACTTCCGGTCCCATTGCACCCTGTTGATGAACAACTCTTCCGCTCTCTGGCAAAGTTATCACGATGCAGTAAAGTCAGGAAACATGCAACTTGCAGCACGGATTCTAGCAAACCTGCAACGTTATTCTGGGAATCCTCCCGCACCTCGAGGTGGGTGTGCCCGTTGTCGTAAATCTATTCGTTAGGTAACCATGGCTAAAAACAAAGAAGACATTTTAAAACAGAAGGAAGTTTTAGCAACTGAATCACTCCAGGTGGCGAATGATGCCCTGGGTTACATTCAGGATCAGCTCCCCGAGTGTTCCATGCGTGATTTGATTGCCGTGTTTAACTCTGCGGTTAAGACTCACCGAGACATTGTATCAGACATCGTAGCACTGACTGCGACTGATGAATCTAAGTCTGAAGCACAGCTAGCTAAAGAGTACGACGGAAAAGTCGACGAATTACTGCGTAAGTTCTCTGGCTAAACTAACTCAATGAAAGTAACACACACTCACCACCTTATCCCTAAACATGCCGGGGGTACTGACGAGGATCGCAACCTTGTTCACGGTCTCTCTATTACCCGGCATGCTATGTTCCACTTCGCCAACTGGCAGTTGTGGGGTAGCAAGTGGGATTACATCGCTTGGAAAACCTTGACAGGGCAGATCTCTAATGAAGAGTTCTCATTCGAGATGAAATCCGCCGCGGGAAAGAAGGGGTCCGCTGTTACAAATAGCCGGTATCGCGAGGAGAAAAAAGTCTGGAGTGCCAAGGCAGGTCGAAATCAACCGCGAGAAGTTAAGATTGAAAACGGCAAAAAACTGACCGAGTGGAAAGAAACACACCCGGAGCAGTATGCTCTGGCGAGAGGCCGGGCCGTGCGATCTACAATGAAGAAGACTCGTCTTACCAATCTTCAAACCGGGGAGGTGATGGAGTTTGAGTCGGCTAAAGCGGCAGGGGAGTTTATTGGTGTACCAAGCGGGGGTGTCTCTAACGTGGCGACCGGAAAACGACCCCACGTCAAAGGTTGGACTGCGGAGTACCTATGAATAGACCGGTCATCGAAAAAGCATCGCAACTAGAGGAGCACTCATCTTGGCGGAAGTATCAGCGAGGTATACACGAACTTACTTTACTTGAGGCACCTAAGTCGGTGATTCAGGAGTACAAGTATAAGGCAGCAAGAGATTGCTTCTTGGCGTTTTGTGATATAATGAAAGGAAATGATTTGCAAGTCTCCGAATTTCACGAGATCATCGGATCGGCATTTGAGGATCTTGCTACCCGGCGATATAAAAGATTGATCGTGTCTTGCCCACCGCGATCAGGCAAGTCCATGCTCGCAACTATGTTTCTATCTTGGTTGCTCGGTAGAGATCAAAAAACCCAACACGTTATTGCATCGTATGGTGCTTCGCTCTCACAGAAGTTCCACAAAGAGGCGGTTCATATGATGAAATCGCCGCACTTCCGCAGAATATTTCCGGACTGGCTAGGATTCTCGCCAGATTCAAAGTACGACATGGTCGGCGGCGGATACATCCTATCCACCTCAGTTGGCGGAGTTTTGACAGGTTTCACTGCTGGGACAACGGACATGGACTCCCCTGGTGTGGGTGCCATGATTATCGACGACCCTCTGAAGTCATCGGATTCCAAGCAAGCACTAGATAACCTTGAGTCGTGGTGGCAAGAGCAGGCATCTACGCGAAGAACTAATCACTACTGCCAGATGGTTATCGCAACGCGATTCCATGAGAAAGACCTTCACGGTGTGTTGATGGATGGAGACGGTTTATACGATCCCGTTATAAATGAGTTCGGTTGGCGCTGGATTAACATTGCGGGACTTTGCGAAAACCCTGCGATTGATCCATTAGAAAGGGAGCGAGGCGAATCTCACTGGCCCTCTAACCCAACTTTCACGGTGCCGATGCTTGAGTCCCAGAAAAAAATCATGGGGTCCTTCAAGTTCTCAGCACTTTACCAAGGTGTTCCAGTTGCGGCTGAGGGGCAGATTGTCAAACATGGCTGGATCATCACTATCTCAAAGGAAGATCTACCAGAAATGGACGTTGTCTGGTTGGCAGTTGACTGCGCCTTCCAGGAGAGAGAAATGGCGGACGAGACCGCGATTTGCGTGGCAGGTTTGAGCCATAATGACCCTACTAAAGTATACATTATTGAAATCATCAAAGGTCGGTGGGCATTTCCAGACTTGGTGTCCGCAGTTAAGCAAGCGTACGCATATTACAACGCGAAGGTAATGTGCATTGAAAAAGCAGCGTCCGGGCAGTCTTTGATCCAAGTGTTGAAGAGAGAGGCAAGGATCCCCATCGAGGAAATGAAACCGCTGAAGTCCAAGACTACGCGACTGCAAGCGGTCACACCGTTTATGGAGTCCGGCAGAGTGTTTATTCTGGAGGACCTGTGGACGGACACGTTCATCAAAGAACTAACAGCGTTCCCCTTCGTGAGACATGATGACAGCGTTGACGCTTTTACTTGGGCGCTGACTTACTTTGCGTATCACCTGGACGCAGTTGATCGCGGTTTGCAAGAAGCGATTATTCAAAATAAACGTTTCATGGGGAGTTTACTGCGTGAGGGACTCGGTGATAATACTGTTTTCACGGAGACTCAAATCGGTGGCAAGCGAAGACGGTTATTCAGCGGTGACACTGCCATCAACGATCCGGACTTTGACGCTGGTGTAAATGAGACTCCGGACCCTCGTTCTCACTTTGCCGCAGGTAGGCGTGGTGCTGGGCGCGGGCACCTAAGATACGATTAGGAGATGGTAACCTCCTTCATAAAAGTTTCAGACCCCCATATCTGACAACCATGGCTATTCATTCAACTGAGTTTAACAGCGA